TGATGATCTACGTAAAGCAATCCATTACCTTCAAAACGAACTAGAAAATGACATCCTCCACCCGTCAGCAGCAAGCCGTAGAATTCCGGAAAAGTTTCCAGGTGAGCAACAGTACTACGCCAGCTTCACGGACATTGCAGAGGCGTTTGATCGTTGAAGAGTTTAAAGAGTTCCTTGATGCTGAGAACCAGCTAATCATGGGACTCACAGTTAACGCTGCTGACTGCCTAAAGGAACTAGCTGATCTGGTCTATGTGTGCTACCAGTATGCTGCCAACCTTGGTTGGGATCTAGATGAAGCTCTGGATCGTGTCCACAAAAGTAACCTATCTAAATTAGACGACAACGGTAATCCTATCTACCGTGAAGATGGGAAGGTCTTGAAGGGACCGAACTATCAACCACCTAACCTCACTGATCTTGTTTGATAATGTCGAAACCACCTAAAGAACTTATTGCTCGCACTGGTCGTGTACAATCCTGGATTGATGATCCTAACTCACGACTCCCTGTGAGCTGCACCGTCTTCGTTGTTGAAGACACAATGGAAGGACCCAATGGAATCGAAGCATCGTGGCGATTCGTTAGTCATGCTCTACGCTATGGAGCGGGCGTTGCAGTACACCTCTCCAAGATTCGTAGCAAAGGATCTGAGAATGGCAAGGGTCTTGTGGCATCTGGGCCAGTATCATTTGCCAAAATCTACTCAACCCTCAACGAAATCCTGAGACGTGGGGGTGTGTATAAAAATGGAGCTGTTGTATGTCATCTTGATCTCAACCATCCTGATGTGCTTGAGTTCATTACTGCTAGCCGCAGTGAGCTGCCTTGGGTTAAACGCTGTGTTAACATCAATGACCATTGGTGGCAAGAGACTAACCAAGAAGTAAAAGATGCTCTACTTGAAGGTATCAAGAAGGGTGACATTTGGCTGAACAAAACGAAGGTAGATCGAAATGGAAATCGAATCCGGGGTAACGTTTGCCTGGAAGTATACCTCCCCTCACGAGGGACCTGTCTACTTCAACATGTCAACCTCGGCGGATGTGAACTCGATGACATTCAAGGTGCATTTGTCCAAGGAATGTCCGAACTGTGTAAGCTACACGGCAAAACAAATGTTGGAGAAAGTGGAGAGTACCTCCCTTCAGAGACTGATCGCCAAGTCGGTCTCGGAATGCTGGGACTTGCCAACCTTCTCAGACGTTACGGGATAACCTACCAAGCTTTCGGTAAGGCACTCACTTATTTGAATAGTGGTATTACTCCCGAAGAACTTAACGGTGCATACGTGCTCGCTAAGGAGCTTCAGAGCGCCATTAAGGCGGCTGCAGAGGTGGCTAAGTACAATCGCATGGATCGTGCCTTTGCCATCGCTCCTACGGCCTCCTGCAGCTATCGTTACACTGATCTTGACGGGTACACTACCACCCCTGAGATCGCTCCTCCTATTGCCCGTCAAGTAGACCGTGATAGCGGTACGTTTGGCGTCCAGAGCTTTGATTATGGTGATGTAGAAATCGCTTCTGAAGTTGGCTGGGAGGCTTATAGTCAAGTGGTAGATGGTATCATCACCCTACTTGATAAGACTGGTTTGTTGCATGGTTACTCTTTCAACAGCTGGTCAGATGTGGTTACCTATGATGAGCAATTCATCGAAGATTGGTTGGCAAGTCCACAGACTTCTCTTTACTATTCACTTCAGGTAATGGGTGACGTTCAAGACAAGTCTAGTGCTTATGCCGCATTGGATGAGGATGACGTTAGCAGCTACCTGGAGTCTCTTCTAAATGATCCTGCTCCTGATTGTAATTGCGGCGAATGAACCCCTATCAAAAACTACTTAATCGTAAACGTACATGGACTCCGGTCCAAACCACCGCTGGTAAACTGAATGAAGGTGCTGAAGAAACAATCTACCGGGCACTCGCTATCCGACACATGGAACTACCTGTGGGTGAGTTTATCCGAGATGCCATTGCCACTGACGTTCCAGTTCTGGCGAGGGACCTCCTCCAATCTAATATCAAAGACGAAGAAAACCACGACTTGGCTCTTGGTTATGTCGCCAATGCTCTTGGTACTGATCCGAAAGCTGAGGCCGAAGCACTTAAGCTCCGAGAGGCGTGGACTTCGCATCCAGATCACACGATCCTCAAAGCGTTGGTTGCCGAGCGTGCAATTTTCTTCGTTCTACTCCCATTCTTTCGGTTTAATGGTGACGCTGGTCTCCGTACAGTAAGTGCTGACATTTCTCGTGATGAACAAGTCCATGTGGCAGCGAATAGCTTGGTATGTAGTGAGCTTGGTCTCAATTGGAGTCCTTCTCTCGATAAGCTCAGGAAGGCAACCATTAATTGGGTTCTTGAGCCACTAGGTAGAAATACCTCCTCTAAATATTTGGACAAAAAATTTTGGCTGGATGCAAGTGATCGCTTGATGTACGAGGGTAAGGCTCCTGAACTTTCTGACACCAAGAGAGCACGTATGCCTGCCTTCTTTGAACATGCAAACCCAAACCTCCCACAATATGCTTAGCCTGCTGGAAACTTCAGGCTTGCAACTTCAATCTCTCCTCCAAGAACTGGAGGATAACTTCCCACCAACTAATCCCCACCCGGATGATCCACACTCATTAATTATGTACCGCTCTGGCCAACGTTCTGTGGTAGAGTGGATAAACCATCGTCTCTCTGAAGATTACAATGGCTAAATCAAAGCAGGAAGTAAAAGCTGCTATTAAACAAGCGACAGCTTCAGGTCAAGCGGCAACTAAGCTGCAGATCAAAGCTCTAACCAAGGCTGGTGTTAACACTGCTAATGCCAACAAACTAATTAATGCTAATAAAGCTGCCGTACAAGCAGCAAGTCTAAAATCAAATGCTGTATCAACTGCTCAACAAGCTGCAGCCCAACAACAAGCTGCTACAGCTGCCCGTCAAGCGATGGATCCCACCGTAGCAAGTGCGATGGAAGCACAAGCTAATCAGGGGCTGAAGATCGGACAGCAGTTTTATGACTCTCCTGAATTTAAACAGGCTCTTGGTGCAACTGGCCTAACACCTCAGCAAGTTGCTCAATATGCAATGAGCCAAGGCTATGGTCTTGGTGATCAATTTCAACAACAATATGGTACCACTGTTGGGCAACGTCTTAACATAAAAGACGCTCAAAACCTAGCTCAAGCCCTGAGGATAGCAGGTGCTAGTGGGCGTGGTAATATGGTGAACCGTAAGGAACTTAAATATCTCACAGGTCAGTTTGATAAGACTGGTCTTCAAATCTTGGGTCGCATTGATAAGCTAAACCAGAACACTGCTCAAAAGGGGATGAGTCCTCTTGGTGTTAAGAGCAATGTCTACAACCAAATCTTTGGTGGTAAGTTCGGTGATACATCCTATCGACCGATGGGTAAATATGAAGGTCCCCTTGCCCAGAACTTGTTCGCAATGTATGATCAGGTCAACCCCCGCATGAAGGGTGAAAACTTCACTACGACTCCTGGAGCAGGTAAGCTGCCTAAAGGACTTGGTGTGTACGGTCGTTATAACGATCAACCGATCTTTGCTCAGGGTACAGGCAAGAGTTGGGCTGATACAAAGTTCGGTCAACCACAGACTACCACTTATACACCATTCTACACTCCGCCTGAAGGTGGTGGTGAAGGTGGTGGTGAAGGTGGTGGTGAAGGTGAAGGTGAAATTCCTTCTATTCCTGAGATCCCCGAAACACCTGATGCAATGCAGTCCGGTGCAGGTGCCGACCTAGCTTCCTGGGCAACAGGCTTCCGTACTGCTAAAGGTCGTCGTGCTAAAGCAGGTAAAGGTGCACAAGGTTTTGCTTCCATGCAAATTGCTCCTAGCTATGCAGCTGGTGTAGGTACAAACTACGGTTAAATAAATGACAGCTAAAACAAGATACGATTATCTCAGTAAGTATCGTACCCAGTTTCTTGACACAGCTATTCAGTGCTCTGATCTTACACTTCCTACTCTGATTCGTCAGGAAGCAGAAGATAGTCGGACAACTCATGCACGGTTGATCACACCATGGCAAAGTGTTGGTGCAAAGGGAGTAGTCACTCTGGCATCTAAGTTGATGCTAGCACTACTACCTCCTCAAACCAGCTTCTTTAAGCTACAGATTGATGACTCAAAGATCGGTGTTGATCTACCACCTGAAGCACGTTCGGATCTAGACCTTAGCTTTGCTAAGCTTGAACGATCCGTAATGGAAATCATTGCAGCATCTAGTGATCGCGTTACCGTACACCAAGCTCTTAAGCATTTGGTAGTTGGTGGTAATGCTCTGATCTATATGGGTCCTAAGGGACTAAAGCTATTTCCATTGAATCGCTATGTTGTAGACCGAGATGGTAACGGTGAGATCTTAGAAATCGTCACTAAAGAACGCATTAGTCGTAAGCTTCTACAGCCTATTCTAAAAGACATGACCCCCGTCAATTCTCCTGGTGAGGATGGGGCAGATAACGAAGAGGATGTAGATGTTTACACACATATTAGGCGCGATAACAATCGCTATATTTGGCATCAAGAGGTCTTTGATAAGATCATTCCTGCCTCTCAGGGTAAGGCACCATTGGATGCTAACCCTTGGTTAGTCCTTAGGTTCAACGTTGTAGATGGTGAACCATTTGGACGTGGTAGAGTAGAGGAGTTCCTAGGTGATCTCCGTTCGCTTGAAGCTCTTATGCAAGCTCTCGTAGAGGGCTCTGCAGTGGCCTCTAAGGTGGTCTTTACCGTCTCCCCGTCTAGTACTACTAAACCACAGACACTAGCCGCAGCGGGGAACGGAGCCATCGTACAGGGGCGTCCCGATGATATTGGTGTAGTTCAAGTAGGGAAGACTGCTGACTTCCGTACTGCTATGGAGATGGCACAGGTGCTTGAACGTAGAATTAGTGAAGCATTCCTTATCCTCAACGTAAGGAACAGCGAACGTACTACTGCAGAAGAAGTACGGATGACACAGATGGAACTAGAACAACAGCTTGGTGGGCTATTCTCCCTCCTTACTGTGGAGTTCTTGGTACCATACCTGAATCGTAAGCTCTCTGTTCTCCAAAAGAATCAAGACATCCCTAAGATCCCTAAAGATCTGGTACGTCCTACTATTGTTGCTGGTATTAATGCGTTAGGTAGGGGACAGGATCGAGAATCACTGGGTCAGTTCTTCACGATTATCGCTCAAACACTTGGTCCCGAAGCCATCGGTTCTTACATGAACATCGATGAGGCCATTAAGCGTCTTGCTGCTGCTCAAGGTATTGATGTATTGAACCTTGTTAAGTCTATGCAAGAGGTACAACAAGAGAAGCAACAGAACTTCCAGCAAGCACAGCAGATGGAGATGACTAAGCAGACTGCAGCCTTGGCTAGTACTCCGCTGATGGATCCATCTAAAAACCCAGAAGCATTGAATCAACTTTATGGACAAGCAAACCCCAACCCACCCCCGGAAGTCCAAGAAGGACAACCCACCCCAGAATGAAGTGGAAGCACCCCAAAGTGGGGTAGAAGAATCTCCAGCTCCCTACATGAAACGTAGTAAGATTGGAGAACCGACTATCGGTCGTTCACCCGATTACGTCAAGACTATTGGTCTTGGTAATCTAACCGTAATTACAGCAAATGGCAAACGAACTAACCCTGAATCCAACTGACGATATTGATGGTCAGCTTACTGCAGATGAACAAGAATCTCTTGAGATTGGTGAGCGTCTAGCACAAGAAGAGCAACAACTACTTGCTGGTAAGTACCGTAGTGCAGAGGAACTAGAACGTGGTTACCTTGAACTACAGAAACGCCTTAGCGGTAAGCAAGAGGAAGTAGAGTCCGAATCACAAGAGGAGGAAACTGCAGAGGAGGAAACTCCTGAAACCACCAACCTCTACGAAGACATCATGGAGTCTTTTAGGAAGGGGGAGTGGGATCAAGAACTTGTACAACAAGTAGAAGGTATGAACCCAGTTGATGTGGTAAATCTTTTCCTTGAGAATCAACAAGAAGTCAGTGCCATTCAGGCTAGTTCAGATGACATTGAGCAGATCCAAGCTTCTATCGGTGGTGTAGATGCTTACTCTTCCATGATTCAATGGGCTAGTGAGAACCTCTCTGAACAAGAGATCAGCATGTATGATACAGTGATGGATCGTGGTGACCCTTACGCTATGTTCTTCGCTGCACAAGCACTCAACAGCCGCTACGTTGACGCTACTGGTACTGATGGAGAGCTACTTACTGGTTCTGCTCCACGTGCTACTGGTGATGTATTCCGTAGTCAAGCTGAAGTTGTACGAGCCATGAGTGATCCGCGCTATGATAAGGACCCTGCCTATCGTGCTGATGTGGCCGATAAACTTGAACGCTCTAACCTGCAATTCTAATGACCGTAACCACCAACGACCGTAACCAACAAAACATCTTCGCTAAAGAGCCACCCATGTACACTGACAAAGACTACACTGTTCCCCACAATGAGCGAGCCGAACTTCTCAATGGTCGCCTGGCTATGCTTGGCGTTATTGCAGCTATCGGCGCTTACGCTGTTACTGGTCAACTGATCCCTGGAGTATTCTAATGCCTAAAGTTGGAAACAAGGAGTATCCGTATACTCCTGCCGGTATGGCAGCTGCTAAAAAAGCTTCTGTTAAAATGGGGAAGAAGAAACCCATGCCTACTAAAAAGAAAAAATAGTATTGGCAGATCCGTCAATACTGCGCGTGTATTGGCGGATTAGGAGGAGTAATCGATATTAAAGTTCTTCGCTTTATTATTATGATTCCTATTCTAACTACTCTGTCAGTCATTAGCTCGTGGTACGGACCGGGTTTCAACGGTAACCTCACAGCTAATGGTGAACGGTTCAATCAACAATCCCTTACTGCAGCGCACAAGACACTTCCGTTTGGGACACGCCTTCGTGTATGTTTCAAGCGGTGTGCCATTGTGAGGGTAAATGATCGTGGTCCTTACATTCATGGTAGGAACCTTGATCTCAGTAAAGGTGCGGCTGATGTAATCGGTCTCACTGGCTCTGGAGTTGGACGGGTCAAAGTAACTCGTTTAAACTAACTTCAAACTATGACTGCTACACTCGCAGCCCCTGAGTCCCGAATTAATCCTTGGGACTCTTTTTGTGACTGGGTAACCAGCACTAACAACCGTCTTTATATCGGCTGGTTTGGAACACTGATGATTCCGTGTCTCCTTGCAGCCACCATCTGCTTCATCATTGCATTCATTGCGGCTCCACCAGTTGACATTGATGGCATCCGCGAACCTGTTGCAGGGAGTCTTCTCTATGGAAACAACATCATATCGGGAGCCGTCGTTCCGAGCAGCAATGCCATCGGACTACACTTCTACCCAATTTGGGAAGCTAATTCACTTGATGAATGGCTCTACAACGGGGGTCCATTCCAACTTACAGTGTTCCACTTCCTCATTGGCATCTATGCTTACATGGGACGAGAGTGGGAACTTAGCTATCGACTAGGGATGAGGCCCTGGATTTGTGTTGCATACTCAGCTCCCGTTGCAGCGGCATCTGCTGTGTTCCTGGTGTATCCCTTCGGTCAGGGCTCCTTCTCGGATGCCATGCCCCTGGGTATCTCCGGCACCTTCAACTATATGCTGGTGTTCCAGGCTGAGCACAACATCCTGATGCACCCCTTCCACATGTTGGGTGTCGCTGGGGTGTTCGGTGGGTCGCTATTCAGTGCTATGCACGGTTCGCTCGTTACGTCCTCGCTTGTGCGTGAGACTACTGAACAAGAAAGTCAAAACTATGGTTACAAGTTTGGGCAGGAAGAGGAGACCTACAACATCGTAGCCGCTCATGGTTACTTCGGACGTTTAATCTTCCAATATGCGTCTTTCAATAATAGCCGTAGTCTTCACTTCTTCCTTGCTGCTTGGCCTGTTGTTGGTATTTGGTTTGCTGCTTTGGGCGTTTCGACCATGGCTTTCAATCTTAATGGCTTCAACTTTAACCAATCTCTTCTCTCGTCTGACGGGAAAGTGATCAACACATGGGCAGACATCCTCAACCGAGCTGGTCTTGGTTTTGAAGTGATGCACGAACGTAATGCCCATAACTTCCCACTTGACCTTGCCAGTGCTGAAACCACTCCTGTGGCACTGGTGGCTCCTTCTATTGGATAATTAAATGGCACGTGCTAATCCTTTTGAACCAGAAAATTCTTCGGTAACTGCTGTACAATATGTGACCCCTACCGCTGGAGCAGAGGCATTCCGTACAGCTTATGGTCAAGCTAACCAAACACTAACTGAACTAAGTCCTAAAGGTGTTAAAGTTCAAGCTGGTGGAGTTGCTTGGCCGTGATAGTTCCCGCTAACTCGGGCTGAAATCCACAGAGATGTGGAGTACCCCATAGTACTTATTGGTAAAACGCTAGGCAGATAGCCTAGAAAAGCGATGGTTCGATTCCTCGCTGGGGTGTTGACTATTGGCCGGTTACGACCGATACCCTTTAGTCATGACGGTCTGGAGAGACAGACAACAATTTTGATTTCTTTGAACACATGTCTACTCATGTGATTCTCTAAGCGCTTAGGGAGACGTACACAACTCTCTCTTTTCTATTGTGGCTAACACTACTCAAACCGTATTGGGTACCCTTAATAAAGCGGTATCCAGCACCTCTGGTGCAAATGCGTATGATACTAAGTACGCAACTTATCTGAAACTGTTCTCTGGTGAAATGTTCAAGGCGTATGAAAGCGCCACTATCGCCAAAGGCACTGTGCAAAGCCGTACCCTGAAGAATGGTAAGGCAATGCAATTCATCTTCACTGGCCGTATGGAGGCAGGGTATCATGTTCCCGGCACTCCTATTCTCGGTAGTGGGGATCCCCCGGTGGCAGAGAAGACCATCGTTTGTGATGACCTCCTGATCAGCTCTGCATTCGTGTATGATCTGGATGAGACTCTTGCTCATTATAGCCTTCGTGGTGAGATCGCCAAGAAGATTGGTCATGCTCTTGCTGAAGCTTATGATAAGAAGATCTTCCGTCAGATCGCTAAGGCTGCTCGTGAAGCTCATCCCATCACCGCTTCCCCTGGTCCTGAGCCCGGCGGTAGCATCATCCAGCTTGGTGTGACTAACGAGTATAACGCTCAAGCTCTGGTGGATGCCTTCTTTGAAGCTGCTTCCATCATGGATGAGAAGAACCTGCCTAAGACTGGTCGTACCGCTGTGCTGTCCCCGCGTCAGTACTATGCACTGGTGAGCCAGGTTGACAGCAATATCCTGAACCGTGACTTCGGTAACAATCAGGGTAACCTGACCTCTGGTGAGGGTCTCTATGAGATCGCTGGTATCTCCATCAAGCGTTCCAACAACCTGCCCTTCCTGGCCGGTAACGTGGCTGCTGTCCAAGGCGAGAACAACAACTACTCTGGTGACTTCACGACCCACTGTGGTCTTATCTATCAGAAGGATGCTGCTGGTGTTGTGGAAGCTATTGCTCCCTCCGTGCAGACCACCTCTGGTGATGTCTCCGTGATGTATCAAGGTGACCTGATTGTGGGTCGTCTGGCTATGGGTTGCGGCACCCTGAATCCTGCTGCTGCTATCGAACTGCAGTCGGCTCGTTCCTGATAACTAGAGGTATAACCAATGGCTCGTCAAACTTTTGACGGTGTTGGGGTTACTACTAGCGACACGTACTATCCTCGTCCTCCGATTGAACCCGGTCGTGAGGGTAGTACTGTTGTCACTGTAACTCGTCTCACTGCTGGCACTGGCCAGACTGCTGGTACTAAAGCTACTACTTGTGATAATCCGAATGGTAGTGGTTGTACCATTACTACTACTGTTACAGATGGTGTTGTCACTGGACAAACCGTTGCTGTAGGTGGTGATGAATATCGCAAGGGTGATATCCTCACTGTAGCTGGTACTACTCCTGCAACCTTTAGGGTTGATACTGTTTCGTATACCAACTGAGGTAATCTATCATGGCTGTTTCTGTAGCTAAGGGAAACAATGGCGTCTGCACGACTGACGCTGTGCGTATCTCTGTTGCCAAGACCCGTTTTGGGTATGGCTCTGCTGTAGCTGATTCTGCAGTGGCTTCAACCACTAAGGGTCTGCGTACCGCTTATCCTGGCGTTGAGTGCAACATCGCTAACGTCTGATCATTGGGGGATCCTTCGGGGTCCCCTTTTTTTATTATAAGGCACATAACATTATCATTATGCCAACTCCTACTTATTCGACCACACAACTTGCTGCTGTAAATGAAATCCTGGGGTCGATAGGACAGGCTCCAGTTACTGTGCTTGACCAAACAAACCCTGAAGTTGCTTTTGCTTTCACCACCCTAATGGACATTAGCAGAGAAGTTCAAGCAGAAGGATGGTCATACAACCGAGAATTTGAATATCCTATTGTTGCTGATAACAATGGGTTTATCAATATACCATCTAATGTCCTGTCTATGGACCTTAGCACTTCCTATGAAAACACTCCTTATGACACTGTTATCAGGGAAGGTAAGCTTTATGATAAGATCGAACATACATTTGTTTGGACTCCTAATAAAGAGTACAAAGTAGATATTGTTTGGTACTTCGGTTTTGATGATCTTCCGCAACCATTCAGGGATTATATTACGGCACGTGCTGCTTCTAGAGCTGCAGTACGTTTGATTGGAGACACTACCCTAGCTCAAACATTGGCAGCCTTTGAAGGTTGGAGACGTTCATTGTGTATCGAATATGATTGCAATGAAGGTGATTACAGTATGTTTGGTTTCAAAAAGGGTAACGATTACTATAACAGCTATCAACCATTTAGAGCATTGGCACGATGACAGCAGTATCTCAAAGAATCCCTAACTTCCTTGGAGGTGTATCACAACAAGCAGATGAGAAGCTCTTTCCAGGTCAGGTGAAGGATGCTTTGAACTGTTACCCTGATACTACACTTGGGATGATCAAACGTCCTGGGGGTAGGTTCCTCTCTAAACTCAGTAATATTGGCACAGCTAAAGCATTAGATAATGATGCTTGGTTTACAATCTTTAGAGATGATGCCTCATCCTATGTTGTATCCATTATCAAGTCTACTGGTGTTGTACGTGTCTGGGACCTAAGTACTGGTGTAGAGAAGACTGTTACTGACACAACAGGTACACGTACTTATCTCACAGCTACTGATTATCGTAGTCTTAAGTGGCTTACCATTAATGACTTCACTTATCTTCTTAATACCGAAAAGACTGTAACTACTAAAGCTGTTCCTACATGGAATGCTAAACGTCAAGCTACTATTGTTGTATCTAGTGTTGAGTATGATACAAAGTATAAGGTTACCATTGGTGCAACTACTTATACTTACACAAGTAGGACTAACTATGTAACTGGTACGCCACCTCCACAGGTCCTTCCTTTGGAGTTGTCTGAGATTGTTAATGGTATCTCAACTGCCATCACTGCTGGTTTTACAACCAAAGAGATCATTGATAATACCATCTACCTAACCTTCTCTTCTGATACTGATGTGAAAGGTGAAGCTGGTCCTGATGGTAAATTCATTCGTGTCTTCCAAGATTCAGTCGATACATTCAACCGACTTCCAGAGCAAGCTAAGCATAACCAAGTTGTTAAAGTTGTCAATACATCAGCAGATAAAGATGACTTCTACTTGAAGTTTGTTGCTGAGAATAGTACATCTGGTAAGGGGTATTGGGAAGAAACTCGTTCACCTAGCGTTAGCCCTGGCATCAATCCCGCTACTATGCCGGTTGTTTTGCTGCGTCTTGGTAGTGGTAACTTCCAGGTAGCACCACTCGATGCAACGGTAACCGTCAATAACTTAGCATTGGAATGGGAAGACCGTTTGGTTGGTGATGAAGAGTCCAATGAACACCCTAGCTTTGTAAACAATAAAATTAAAGATATCTTTTTGTTTAACAACAGGCTTGGATTCTTAACACAAGATAATGTGTCTATGTCACAAGCTGGGGATTACTTTAATTTCTATCATAAATCAGCAACCACACAGGTTATCTCTGATCCTATTGATTTAAGTTGTTCTAGTATTAAACCTGCTGTACTACATGCTGTTGTACCGATCTCTCAAGGTTTACTGTTGTTTAGCGATAACCAGCAGTTCCTAATGGAAGCTGAGAATGGTGCATGGACACCTGCTAATGTTACGATTAGAACGATCTCCAATTATGAAGGGGATACGTACATTAAACCAGCTGACCTTGGTTCAACGGTTATGTTCGTTAGTCGTAACCAAAGTTGGACACGTACCTTTGAGATCTTTACGAGGGGTCAACGAGAGGCACCTACTGTTTCTGAATCCAGTAAGATTGTACCTGAGTGGATTCCCCAAGAGATTACCTCTGCTATTGGTAGCGCACAGAATGGCCTCTGGATCGGTTCTGGTAGGACTCTGAACGATATCTATATATTCAGGTACTACGAGGAGGGGGATGAGCGTAAGATGGCTTCCTGGGTACGCTGGGAGCTTCCTTCTAATATCATTCATACAGATATCCAGCAAGATGTACTATATGTAATTACATCTGGTGATGAGGGCTATACTGTACTCTCCCATAAACTTGTACTATCCCCCACTACTGGTGGTCTTACTAATTACTACGGTAATAAAGTAGATCCACATTTTGATTCGTGGTTTGAGATTACCACTACACCTACATTTGCTAATGGTGTAACGAAGGTCTACATACCTTCTCATTATGACACCACCAAAGAGATGCAGTATGTAGTTGGTCTACTTAAAGTTAACCCAACTAATCTAACTGAATCTGGTTTATCTAATGTCATTACTGTCCTTACCGATGGTGGTGGTAAGTATTTTGAAATTCCAGGTAATGTTACTGGTAACTATATTTATATAGGATACTCATTCCAAATGGAATTGGTACTACCTCGTTATAATTACTCACTTGGTGATCAGGGTTATGACTTCACTGGGTATACAACGACAGCTCGCATGAAGTTCTACACTGGACTTGGTGGAGCAGTGTATTTCAATGTGAAGGATAATACTAGGACTGAGTGGACCGAGATATCTGGTATTCAAATTGCTGATGTCTATCCAGCCGACAGCTCTCCCTTTAGAGACTTCTATATCTATAAAGTACCTATTTACCAAAGACCTGACAATTACATAATGAAAGTATTATCAAAGAACCCATACCCAATTAGTCTTGTGGCTATGCAATGGGAGGGTCAGTATTCATCTGGATTCTATAGGAAGGCTTAGATATGGTATGGCCATTAGTTGCAGCTGCTGTTACAGGCGGCTTAGGTATTTTAGGAGCATCTCAACAGGATTCAGCTGCACGTTCTGCTGCTGAAGCTCAATTTAAATACCAGAATAAAGCTTGGCGAATGAACAAGCGCAGCACTATGGCGGATTACCGTCATACAAAGCGTGGTGTTAACATCTCTCGCCAAAATGAAGAGATGCTGGGAGCTTGGAAGGATCAAACAAACCTCCAAGATTGGCAGTATGCTCTAAAGATTCAAGATGCTGAGTACCGTTCACAGATGAGGCAATATGCTAAATCTGAGAAACTCTATGGTCAACAGCTAAGCTTCAATAAGATGGCTGAGGGGGCTGCTAAAGAAGCTGAATATCGGCGTCTTGAAGATGCCACAAACGAGATCGCCTTCCAAAATCAAGACCTTGTTATTAAGGCACTAGAAGCTGAAGGTGCTGCTGCTGTTAAAGGTCAGCAAGGTAGAAGTGCTGCTAAAAGTGAACAAGCTCTTATGGCTTCCCTTGGGCGTAATCAGGCTATCCTCGCTGAATCTCTCATCAGTGCTAAAGGTGAAACCCAAGCTGCTCTTAAGAAGATTGCAGCTGATAAGTATGGTGCAGATATTGCAGCAGAAGCAGCTCGTATGCTTACGCCTGAACGTCTACCTCAACCTCCTAAACCTCTCACTACCCCACGTGCTATCTTCCAAGATCCACGTAAACCTAAGAAGTTTGACTTCGGTCCTAAGCCGATTAAAGGCAGTATTGCATCGTCTATGCCGGGTGCTATCTTTGATGCCGTTGGTGGTATAGCTCAAGCTGGTATCGCAGGTCTTGCTAGTGGTGGTGGCAGTAAATACTCTACAAGTTTTGAACTACCTTCCTGGTATAAATCTTAATTAACTAAAAATGGATCAAGTAAGCTACAGAGGGTACGCCCGTAGTGTTGGTTTCGATCCCATCAAAGCTCCCTATGCGGCTCTTGATAGAATGCAAGAGCGTGACGCACGTACCATACGTGGTATGGAAGATAATAGGCGTGCTATTAAACAGGTTCGGGACGAATACGGTGCTGGTCTAGAACGTAAGTTCGGCCAAGAAGCACGCAACAGAGATCAAAACTTTGCATTAGAACAGAAGTATCGGGATAACCGTAAAGCTGCTGTATCGGAGAATGCAAGGACTGCAGTTCAAAATGAAATTAATCGTAGTAAAACTGCTGAAAATACATTCAAAAGCTTAGCCCAATTCAGTACTACCATCTCAGAAAGTTTGATGGAGTACAAGAAGGTTAAGGATGAGAATGATATGCTAGATGGTTATATGGAAGCTGCTTCTGGTGGTCTTCCTATGGACCGTCAAATGGCTCAACAGAATGGTGAAGCTCTTCTTAAACAATCTGGTGAAGCTCAAGATCAAGTAGCTGAAGGTTTCCAACAACGTGGTGCCCCACCTGAAGTTGTCATGAACCTGTTGTCTGGTAATAAGGCACGGGATTATGGACGGATGAAGGCATACATGGAGATGGCTACTGTTGAGTTCCCTAGCTGGGCTAAGGATCGTCTTGATGAGATGGGTGCTGCTACCGCTGCTGATCGTACTGCTGCCATGAGAGGACTCTTTGGTGAGTTCCTACAGGTCAATGGTTTGTTCGGTCTTAAGGCAGACTTCATGGCACAAGGTCTTATTAAGATGCGTGGTTCTTATAATGCCTTGGTAGAGGAAGCTCGTAAAGCGGATACTATCTCTAAGTCAGAAACCATGCGGGATGATTCCTTAGAGAATCTATTCCGCTCTAAGAGTGGTGAAGCATTCACTGATGCTTTCCGTAGTGTAGCACGTACTTATGATACCGATGGTCGTACACCTATTGGTATGGCTAAAGCACGTGGTATGTTGTTTAAGGAACTAAGTGATACTACTCGGTACACCGATCAGGATGTAGAACGTATCCTGTCTGAGGCAATGACTGATAACGGTCAAAGCTTTAGGGATAGATTTGGTCGTGATTACGATGACCTCATCAAGAATCGTAAAACTGATAGCCAAGCTGAGTTTAACCTTAGTGAAGCTGAGGAACGTCAACAGCAAAAGGCGGCAGAGAAATCTCTCCTTCAATGGGTTGATGAGAATTGGGATGGCTCATCTGAAACACTAGATGATATCATCAAAGAAGCTGAGACTAAGGGAATTCCTACTGATCGTCTCAAGGCTCACCTTGCTCGTAGTAATGAGCAACAGAATATCGACTTTTGGAAGCGTCAGTTTGATGATGCTTACGAACAAGGTACTCTTACTTTAGAAGATGTAGATCAACCTGGTGTACCTTGGGCTGTACGTCAAGATTATCGTGAACGTGCTAAAGAACAAGAACGTCTTCGTGGTGAAGCTGGTATTAGTCAAGAGACAGTTAAGGGTGAGTTTAACGACCTGTTGAAGTCTAAGGTGATCGGTGAAAGTACTGATCGTGCTGCACACCATAGTACTAAAGCTGCTGCTGATTATGCACTTCGGGAGTATAACCGAAAGTTCAAACAGTACTCCAAAACAATGGAGCCTGGTAAAGCAGCAGAACAAGCACGTAATGATGTATTAAATGCTATCAATGGGGGTGCTGGTAAGTTTAAAGTAGTAGGATCTGCTGATGCTAAGGGTTCTCAAGCATTCTTTGCTGCATTTACCCCTGGTAAACATGCAGGTGCTCCGAGTCCACTTAATGTAATTGATGCGTCTTCAGTTATTAGGCAGGTACGCACTAATCCTGCATTGATTGATCAGAAGGTGTTAATCAGTCCTGGTCTATTGCAAGACATCAATAACCGTATCAATAGCGGTAAACCGTTCTCCATACCTTCTGTGTTGTCAGATTTGGCTAGCCCCCTTGGTATGTCACCTGCTGATGTATTGAATGCTCAACTTAGAGCAGCCGGTCTCAATGCACAAGTGCGTCCTGGGTTTAGGGAACAGTTGAATCAAATCAATGATCCTAAGCTTCGTGCAATCCTGGATCAACCACTTACTCAAGAGCGTCTCAATAGTGCTATTATTGGTAGTGGTAATGCTCCTGCTACTGTACGTACAGGCACTCAAGGGTATACCGATGTTGTTGCTCTCGGTACTGCTGCTGGGTTCAAGTTCCCCCAAGCAATGGCTGCTATGTGGGCATTAGAGTCTGGTTATGGTAAGTACCACTCTGGTAAAAATAACACCTTTAACATTAAAGACCGTAAGACTGGTGGTTGGAAGAACTATGCTTCACCTCTTGAATCAGCTAAGGACTTCATGTACCTGATGACTGATCCTAAGTATGCACCTGCACTTAAGGCTGCTAAGACTCCTCGTCAGTTCATTGAAGGTATCGCTATGACCTACTCAGGTCAAGAGCGTGATTATGCTTCTAAGATCATCCGTGTGATGAAGGATAATGGTGTTAATCCAGATCAACCATTGAATAACAACCCTAATCCTTCACGTAATAACGGTTATATGCGACCTACTTTGGCGTACATTGCTGGTAATATTGGCCCTACATCTACTGGTGCTCACCTTGATGTGAAGCAACAAGATAACCCAAACACAAAAGCTAATGAGTTCGCTCAAGAGTTTGCTGTTAATGCTTTGGATAAATTTGTTGTAGTGGATGATAAGGAATTAGGGCGTGTTCCCCTTAGCCGTACACCCATCACTAATACCTTTGCTCAACATAGAGCACGAGGTTCACATGGTATTGACTATGGTCTCTATAGTGGTACCAAGGTTTTTGTACAAAATGGAGCACGAGTTGTCTCTAAAGTTAAAACAGAACATGGGGATAAGGTTGTTATTCAACTTCCTGATGGTCGTCGTTTCAGTTTCTTACATGGTAAATCAGTATGACACAAACACCCTTTATTGATGAAGAAGAGCTGAAGCGTCTGGAAGAAGAGAATGCAGCTCAAGAGGCAGCATCAGAAGCTGCAGTTCCACAATACACTCCTCAAACAGCTGCTCAGACTGAGTTCAAAACTGCTACACCAGAAGAGAACAGAGCTGCTGGTAATGTACAACCTGTTCAAGGTGCCACTAACCAAGCTATGGCTCAGATTGGTAGAGCTATTGTAACGCCTGCTGCAATGATGACAGGGCAGGATCCTGCTAACTTTGATGTTGGTAAGGCTGCCCGTCAAACATTAGAAGGTGCAATGACTGTACCTGCTGGTCTTATTGACTTTGGTATGGATGCTATCGGTCGTATTCCTGGAGCTGAGCGCATTGATGATGGTTGGGATGAAAAGACTAAGTTCCAGAACCCATTGTTTCAAAAGCTTCGTAACGTAGCATCTATTGTTGTACCAAGTATTATTGCTGGTACTGTAGCTGGTCCTGCTGGTACTGCTGCTGCTAATGCAGTGAAAGGTGGTGCTGTTGTTAGGGGAGCTGCTACCTTCGGTATTGGTACAGCTTTGGAGTCAGGTGTCATTCAATTGAGTGATGAAGGTACCGACGAGAACATTGCTACGATGGTTAAGGAAGCAGCACCATGGCTTCCTGTCCCACAGGCTCTTGTAATTGAAGAAGGTGATTCACCTCAAGTACGTCGTTACAAGAACATGTATGAGAACGTAGGTCTTGGTGTTGTTGGTTCTCTTATTGGTTATGCGTACCAAGCTGGTAAGCCGGTAATGGGTTGGTTTAAACCAAAGAATAAAGCAGCAGAAGAGTTTATGTCTTCTGAGGTAATGGTGAATGCTGATCCTGATACGTCCATGCGGTTGTCTGAGATTGCTGGTCAAAAGGAGGAGTCTACTAATTTCCTTACCACTATCCAGCAGCGTATCCAAGAACTGCTAACTGGTGATCCTGCTAACCCTGAACTCCCTGTTCTTCTACAACAAGCAGATGACGCTACAAGGGTCTCTAAGGGGCTTGAAGATGAGGCTGCTACTCTGACTAAGGAATACATAGAAACGGGGGCTTCTAGGGCCACACAGAGCCGTGTAGAGAGCTACCTGGAGCGTGATCAGATCAGCCGTGATCTCCAAGCTGATGAAATCGGTAAAGGACGACTGTTGGCTGACCCTGAAGGTGTGGGTGGTGCTGATCCTATGATCACCCCATCTCTATTCCCTGAAGGTGCTTCTGCTACTACCAGTCAACCTGTCGCTACTATTGCTCGTAACATGGCTGATACCACCGCTATTAAAGAAGGTGGTACGAGTGGTACACCTGCTCCTATGATGTCTGAAAGGGCTTACCATTCTCTCTCTAGAACAATGGATAACCCTGAAGGTACTACTGCAGGTAGGGATCTTATTGTAGACATTGCAGAAGCAGCTAGGGAAGCTGGTGACTTTGATGCTATTGTTGATGGCTTTAGGTACACCAAAGCTCAAATGTCTGATGCAGCATGGAAGATCTACAAAGACATCATCGCTGCTGATACCACTACTGATGTTAAAAAGTTGTTCCTTGATGGTCGTGATGTAAAGACTATCCTTGATGGTAGGAAGATTACATACATCAATGATATCCAAGCACAAGGTATTGCTTATGCAATGAGGGATCTAACTGATCGTTATCTTGGTCGTGTGGTTACTGAAACCTCAGCACGTGCTATGGATACTGCAGGTCGTGAGATCTCCGATATTGCAGAAGGGTATAAGGCACTACCTGAGGTTGGTGACTTTGATCGTGTGACTGAAGCGATTGCAGATCGTATTGGTTTCCTTATGGAGGAATACGCTCTCAATAAGTACATCGCAGGTTGGGCGCTTAAGAACCAAGACCGTTGGGAAAAGATGGTTACTAAGTCTGGTAACCCCGAGGAAGCTATTAAAGGTATCACAAAACAGTTTGATCTTCGTGTTAGTGAGGCTAAACTTAAGTCTCAAAACTATCGTGAGATGATTGTGAACATCGCTAAGGAACGTCCTGATGCTGCACAAGCTTTGATTGATGCTTTTGCTCTTACCAAAGGTGATGTTGATACACTTGATAAACTGATGAAGTGGGCTGCTAAGCAAGTCAGTCCAATGGGTCTTCTTAAGGGAGATACTGATGGGTTGAATGCTTTTGCTCAAGGTGCTTTCTCTGTACGTTATAACAACATGCTATCTGGTATCTCTTTGTTGAGAGCTGGTCTTAGCAATGCTGTTACTCTTACTCTTCGTACTACTAACTCCTTCCTTGGGACTGGTATTGGTATGATGATGGGTAAGAATAGTATTGATGATCTCCGTAAAGCTACACACGTTTATAGTTCTATCTGGTCTACCAACAACAAAGCCTTGGCTGATGCTCATAGCACTTACAAGCAACTGTGGGCTGCAGGTAAGTGGGGTGATGACCTTAAGATGGATGCTAGGATGCTAGCACGTGAAGACCTTGTAGACTACGTTGTACCTGATGTGTGGTCAACCTTGGAGAAGATGGAACCCCTTTGGGAGAAAGAAGGTAATTGGGGTAAACTCATGCAATACCGTTCCTCTCGGTTCTTGTATGACCTTGGTAATTGGCGATGGATGAAGTATGGTACTAATGGTCTTATTAGTGCTGATGCTTATGTAACCACTACAGTTGCCAACCAACTTGCTAAAGCCCGTGCGTGGGATGAGATTGCTCCTATTGGTTATAAGGGTGCTGAACTCCAACAACAGCTTGCTAAGGCTGAGAAGATGGCCTATGATGAGATGTTTGATTCAGCGGGTAACATCACTGATCAAGCCTTGAAGTACGCTTCAGGTGAGATTGCGATGAACCTAGATGACCCTACTGCATCGTGGTTGAGTAATGGTTTGAATAAACTACCATTCCTCAAGGGATATTTTATGTTCCCTAAGACTGGTGTTAACGGTGTTAAGTATGCTATGTCATACACACCGATTGCTATGATCCCTGGTATGAACCGTTATTCTAAGGTTCTAATGGCAGGTGATAACTTAGATGCAGTAAAAGATGCCCTGATGGATCATGGTATTGTCTATGATGCTGTACCTAATGGTATGGCGATCTTTAAAGGTCTAGAAGCTGAATACCGTGGTCGTATTGCTTTTGCTGGATTGTTGACAACTGGACTAATGGGTCATGCCTTGTATGGTAAGATTCGTGGCAATGGTCCTGTTAACCCTAGTGAACGTAAGAAGCTCCGGGATAACTTTAATTGGCAACCTAAGACAATTAACATTGGCGGTAAGTGGGTCAGCTATGCTGGTATTGAACCCTTTGATACTCTCCTTACATTAATGGGTGATCTCGCTTATTACTCACGTGACCTTGGTACTGCATTAACTGAAGACATTAGTTCTAAGGTAATGTGGACGCTAAGTGCTACGTTTGTTAATAAGACGTGGACTTCAGGCCTGGAACCACTTGTGGCTGCTGCTACGGGTGATGATACTGCACTCGCTAGGACTCTTGCCAACGAAGCTCGTTCTATGATTCCCTTGAGTAGTGCTCTTGGTGTTGCTAATAATGCAATTACTAGCTCTCAAAAGGATATCTATAACGATATGATTGGTTACATTAAGAACCGTCTTCCCGGTCTTTCTAGTACTCTTCCTGAACAGATTGATATCTATACGGGTAAACCGTTGAATGATATTGATAATCCTGTACTTCGTGCTATCAATGCTGTCAGTCCTGTTAAAGTGAGTGATGGTACTGAGCCTTGGCGTCAGTGGTTAATTGATAGTGGTTGGGATGGTGTGCAGATGATTCGTAAGGATAGTACAGGTAACCACGAGTACACTCCTGCTGAACGTGAAGTGTTGTATCGTTATATCGGTGAACAACAACTGTGGAAAGAGTTTGATAAACTCAGTAAGAATAAGAAGTATAATGATCAGTTGGATCGTATACGTGCAATGCGTGTTCAAGGTCGCCCTTCTGATGAGGTAGATGCAGCACAACTTGAAGCTTATAGTGTCATGAATAAGATCATGTCTACTGCTCAAAAAGCTGCTGAACTACGTCTTCAGAATGAGAATGAACCAATGTGGCGATCCATTCAAGAATCCATCCGTAATAAGAATTATATGAAGCAAGGGCGTGTTGATGACGCTGCTCGTGCTGCAGATCGGCGTAAAGCTGAGATTGAACAACTTACCCAAATGTATCGGTAACCTTTAATGGCTGTCACTGAGAATACTTATACGGGGAATGGATCATCCACCAACTATTCCTTTACATTTCCATATCTAGAGACTACCGACATCAAGGTCTCCTTGAACGGTACACTTACAACTGCATACACTTTACCTACAGCTACCACAATCCAATTCAATACAGCACCTGCTAATGGAGCTGCTATTCGGATCTACCGTGTAACTGATGACGCAGCTCTTGCTGCTCAGTTCTATCCCGGTTCTGCTATCCGCTCTCAGGATCTGAATGATAACTTCACTCAGAACCTGTATGTGACGCAGGAGTCGAATAGGGATGCAACGTCTGCTATTGCTACGGCGAACAGTGCTACGACCACGGCTAACACCGCGCTAAGCACGGCTAATGCAGCTACTGCAACGGCTAACACTGCCTCCAGTAATGCCTCTGCTGCTGTAGCCACGGCAAACACCGCCAGCACAAACGCTAGTGCTGCAGTATCTACGGCCAATACAGCTAGCTCTAACGCCACGACAGCAGTCAACACAGCCAACGCTGCTAGTGCTACTGCGACAAGTGCTGCATCCGATGCTGCGACTGCTCTAAGCACAGCCAACACGGCACTGAGCACAGCCAACACCGCATCAAGTAATGCAACATCTGCAGTTAATACAGCCAACGCTGCATCTAGTACTGCTGCATCTGCGGTATCTACGGCTAACACTGCTTCGACCAATGCTAGTAATGCTGTAACCACAGCAAACACTGCCAGCTCCAATGCCAGTGCAGCAGTTACAACAGCTAATACGGCTAATGCAAAGGCTGACTCAGCCATCACCGCGATCAGCTCGTCTGCTGTCTTTACTCCTGTTGCCAACGTGGCAGCCATTCCTGGCAGTCCAACGAATGGTCAGAATATCCAAGTCACTGATTCAACAGGCATTGAGAGCTTCACTCCCCTCGCTGGTCTTCCTGTCGGATTTGTAGGTGATAGTGGTATTGCCGCTCGCATCCAGTACAGCGGGGGTACGTGGAACTGGTTTGGCTACTTTGCCACCAACTCTGATGCTCGTTATCTCAAGCAAACTGGCGGCACTCTGACTGGCCAACTCAAAGCCGATGACAGCACCAGCACTGCAGCTCCCGTCTATTCCTTTGACGGTGACGCTGATACTGGTATTGCTCACACAGGAGCCAATGAGCTTGCTCTGGTTACTGGTGGTACGGCTCGCGTCACTATTGACGGTTCCGGTAGTGTCAATGTAACCGGATCTCTTGCTACCCCAGCACTAAGCGTCACCACTGTTGCTGGAATCGAGGGTACTTTAGCTTTTATTGATCAGACTGATCCTCAGTATGCAGTCAGCATCGCCCCGTCAACTGCTGCTACTGCAAACACGACTTACACACTGCCAAGTGCAGACGGCACTAGCGGTCAACTGCTAAGCACCAATGGTTCTGGAGCCTTGTCATGGACAAGCCCTGTAGACATTAGCGGCAAACTCGATTCTTCTACTGCTGCTAGCACTTATCAGACGATTGCTGGCATGAGCAGCTATGTGCCGACCAGTGGCATTGGCTCTACTGTTCAGGCATACGACGCTGATCTTGCTGCAGTAGCAGGGCTCTCTACTACTGGTCTGATTAACCGGACAGGTGCAGGTACTGCTACTACTGTTACCGCTCCTAGTGGCACCATCGTTGGCACCAGCGACACGCAAACCCTCACCAACAAAACGCTGACCGATCCGGCCATCATCGGCACGGTGCTGGAGGATGTGTTCACCATCACTGATGGTGCAGCGTTTGAGATTGACCCCGGCAATGGCAGCATCCAACTGATCACGCTGGGCGCTAACCGCACACCGAAGGCCACCAACTTCGCAGCAGGTGAAGCAGTAACACTGATGGTTGATGACGGCAGCGCCTACACGCTCACCTGGAGCGACTCCACGTTTGGTGGTAGCGGCGTGGTGTGGAAGACAGGCGGGGGCAATGCACCGACGCTGAATACCACCGGCTACACGGTGATCACGTTATGGAAAGTCGGCACGCAGGTGTACGGCGCTCGTGTGGGTGACGCCTGATGCTGAACACTAAAGCACTCGCAGCATCGGCTAGCGCAGCCAAGGTTTACGTTGAAGATGTCTTCAGCACCTGGCTTTATACCGGCAACGGCAGCACGCAGACGATCACGAATGGGATTGATCTGAGCGGGAAGGGAGGACTTCTGTGGACCAAAAGCAGAACTAGTGCCTACGCTCACGCCCTGTTTGATACAGGGCGAGGAGCTGGTTCTATTCTTTATAGCAACAGCACGGCAGCGCAAGGCACTGGCTTTGGCCAAGCGTTTACAAGTACGGGGTTTAGTTTTACCAATGGTGGCACGTCTTACAACTCCAATACTGAGCCTTACGCCTCCTGGACCTTCCGCAAGCAGGCCAAGTTCTTTGATGTAATTACGTACAACGGCAACGGCAGCAACCGCACCATTGCTCACAACCTTGGCAGTGTGCCAGGGTGCGTGATTGTCAAACAAACTAGTGCAGCTGGTCAAAACTGGATCATATATCATAGAGGACTTACTAACCCCGAGCAAAAATATCTTCTGTTTAATACAGCTGCCGCAGGGACATTAAGTACAATTTGGAATAATACAGCCCCAACTTCTACGGTTTTTACTGTTGGCACCGATATTAGTGTCAACCAAAGCGGGGAGTCCTATGTCGCCTACCTGTTCGCGCACGACGCTGGCGGGTTTGGCGATAGCGGCAATGACAGTGTGGTGAAGTGTGGGAGTCACTCCACAACTTCAGGATCGGTTGCGACTGTAGATCTTGGGTGGGAACCCCAGTGGTTGCTGTGGAAAGTAGCATCCTCTTCGGGTTTTAACTGGTATCTAGTTGACAATATGCGTGGATTTAATCCTTCAGGCGTGGCCGGCAATCGATTACTTGCCGATTCAGGCAATGCTGAGGCTGCTCTTCCGACTGCAAGCATAAACCTTACTTCAACCGGGTTCACTGTTGACGGAACATGGGCAGGCACAAACACATCTTGTGTCTACATCGCCATCCGCCGTGGGCCGATGAAGACGCCCACCGATGCGACGAAGGTGTTTGCGGCCACGGCTTACACAGGTACGGGATCTCTCAATGCGAAGACAACAGGATTTCCAGTCGATGGAATGTTTTCAAAATGGAGGAGTGGCAACAATGTAAATGCTCTGTTTAACCGACTAACAAGCGCTGACAAATATCTGGATACAGGTACAACAGGTGCTGAAGCTTCCACTACAAGCACAGGCGCCCTGAAGATAGATAGCAATACTGGTTTTACATGGACTGTCAATGATGCGATAGGTAACTCTACAGTTGATTACATAAACTACTCATTCCGCCGCGCCCCCGGCTTCTTCGACGTGGTGGCTTATACGGGCACGGGTGTAGCGCGAACAGTGAATCATAGCCTCGGCGTGGTGCCGGAGTTGATGATTGTGAAGATCAGAAATGCATCGGGCTATGAATGGTTTGTTTATCACTCTTTTCTTGGAAATACAAATTACTTAAATCTCAACCTAACATCTGCTAGCGCTTCTGCTTCTACAGTTTGGAACAATACATCCCCAACTACCACCAATTTTACTGTCGGCACTGCTAGCGCCGTAAATCTAAGCACGAATACTTTCATCGCCTACCTTTTGGCCACCTGTCCCGGCGTAAGCAAAGTCGGCAGCTACACCGGCACTGGCACCACCAAGGACATTGATTGCGGCTTCACCAATGGTGCCCGCTTCGTGCTGATTAAACGCACCGACAGCACCGGCACTTGGTACGTCTGGGACACCGCACGAGGCATCGTCAGCGGTAACGATCCCTACCTACTACTCAACTCCACCGCTGCAGAAGTCACCAACACCGACTACATCGATCCGCTGAGTTCTGGCTTCCAGATCAGCTCCACCGCCCCTGCCGCCATCAACGCCAACGGTGGCTCTTATATCTTCCTTGCTATTGCTTAATTATGGAACTCCGAAACAGAACGACTGGAGCTGTCATCACTGATCGGCAGTTCCGTGATGAACACCCAAACACTAGCTTTCCTGAGCAGATCACCGCTGAAATCATTGACAGCTTCGGCTACGACCCTGTACTTGAAGGTGCTCAGGCTACGACCATACCTCCCTATGAAGTCAGTGTTCGTGCTGGTGTAGAAGAAATCAACGGTCAGTGGTTCACCAAGTACATCGTTGGACCTGTATTTACTGACACTGAAGATGCTACTGCTGCTGAGCAAGAAGCTGCCTACAAGCAGCGTATTGATGATGAAGCAGCAAAGCGTGTTCGTGATGATCGCAATAAGCGTCTTGCTGACACCGATTGGCGTGTTACTTACGAAGTAGAAAAGGCTGCCATTGATGGTCTTGGTATTCAATACCCACAAGTTTGGGGAGATTACCGTCAAGCTCTTCGTGATATTTCCTCCCAACCAGGCTTCCCACACGACGTGACCTGGCCAGAAGAACCCACTACTTAACTATAGTCATGATCACTATTCTTGGTATTAAAGTGTCCTATGAGGCACTTGCTTTCTTTGCGCTGTTTATTGGCTCCGAGATCATCGGTGCTTCTAAGCTCAAAGAGAACAGCATTGTTCAGATCCTCCTGCGTGGTGTAGAGGCAATCAAGCCTCACCGCACTGAGGATGACAAGATTCAACGTGTTAAAGATACGTTCAAGTAAACATCATGGTACTGCTCGACGTGAAGCAGTACTACCTTCAGCGGGACAGTACAACTAGCCATGGAGACCGCATGTGTTTTTCGAGCACGTGCGCCATGGCTATTAAATACTTGCGTCCTGATGCTCTGAAGGGTAGTAATGCAGATGATGATTATCTGAGAACTGTTCTCAAATACGGTGATACAACCCAATCCACCAGTCAAATCAAAGCCTGTCAGCAGTACGGTGTTTTCGCTTCCTTCTACCAGAAAGGAACCAGACAGACACTTCTCAACGAACTAAAGGCTGGCTATCCCGTTGCTGTTGGCATCCTCCACAAAGGTCACGTCTCCAATCCCGTTGGTGGTGGCCATTGGATGCTTTTGATTGGTGATGACGGAGAACATGGCATCTTCCACGATCCATACGGTGAGATGGATAACGTCAACGGTGGCTACGTCAAAGTTGGCTCTGGTGGTAAGAGTGTCAAATACACCTGGCGTAACTGGTTAAAGCGTTGGGAAGTTGAAGGTCCAGGGACTGGTTGGTTCATGACCTTCAGGCCTACTCAACAAACGAGACCTATCGCTACCGTTGATAATACCTGGAAGGGAGTTAAAGCTGCTGCTCAGATTACTGGAGCTAAGTATCCAGAGGTAGTTGCTGCTCAATGGGCTCTTGAATCAGGCTACGGAAAGCACACTTCTGGTAAGAACAACTACTTTGGCTTGAAGGGATCTGGCACTGAACGTGAAACCAAAGAATTTATAAACGGTAAATGGATCACCATTAATGCCGGATTTATTGATTTCCCTGATCTTCAAACCTGCATCTCATATCTTGTAGATCGTTGGTATCGAGACTACAAAACCTATAAAGGCGTCAACCGAGCCACCTCTCGTGATGACTGCGCTCGCCTTCTTCAAAAAGAAGGTTACGCAACTGACCCGACTTATCCCGAGAAACTCATTCGATTGATGACCGAAAATGGCTAGTACCACTTACAATATTACACCAGGTAGGTTTGAAAAGCAACTACCTGTAGCAACTAAAGTTCACTTTAAAAGCTCTACTGCTGGCACTAATGCAACATTGGTAAAGGCTGCTCCTGGTTCAATCTTTAATATGATTATCCACAACACTCACTCAGGTGGTGGTAGTGGATCTGCTATTGCTGTTAGGTTGTACAATAAAATTACAACACCTACTGTAGGTACAGATGTACCAATGACTATTATTGATGTACCATCTAATTCATCCAAAGAGATTAATTTCACAAGTGGAATTACATTTACCAACGGTATTGCATATTCTATTACCGATGGTGCTTCTTTGCTTGATGCAACTGCAGTTTCTGCAGATGGTGTTCAAATTTACATCGGGTACATGTGATGATTGAAGCAGGAGCTGCGGCAGCGATTGCCCTTTTAACTGCCATTGTATCAGTACATAACCGTCTTCATACAAAGATTAGCGAAGTGGATAGCCGTGTAGACAAAGTTGAGCTACGTGTAGCAGAACATTATGTTCAAAAACAAGAGCTATCTGCTGCTCTTCAAAAGATGGAAGATCACATGATCCGCATCGAAAACAAACTAGATCAGATCGTACTGAGAAATGGCTAACAAAAAAGCAACGGAGGACATGTTTAATGAACTCCATAACATGGTTACAAAGGAGCTACTTAATCGGATTAAATCCGGTGAAGCCTCTACTGCTGATCTAAAAGCGGCTTGTGATTGGTTGGCTAAAAATGACATTAGTGGTGTTGCTTATGACGGTAACCCACTTGATAAGCTTGCTACCGTCCTACCTAAAGTAGATCCTGAACTTGTACAAAAGAGGTTGTATGGCAAGTCGTACATCTAAATTCTACAAGGAAAATCCTGAAGCTCGTAAGAAGCGGAACAATTACCAAAAGAAGTATAACCGTAAGGATATGCAAATCAAGAAACGTGTTGAACTTAATAAGATCAACCGTAAAGCTGGTACCTATGGTAATGGTGATGGTCTCGATGTATCACACAAGAAAGATGGTGGTACAGAAATGGAATCACAATCTAAGAACCGCGCTAGAAATCGCTCTCGGAAATGACACCGCTATTTCCTACGCCTGATCACTATCTACAAAACCTAATAACAATGACAAGTCCCGAAGCAAAGCGTCTTTGGAGACGCGCCATTAAGGAACACTTTAATTGTCAGTGTGTATACTGTGGAGAAACCTATGACTTACATCAACTTACTCTGGATCATGTCCGCCCTCGTTGTTATGGAGGTGAAGACCTTACATCAAATCTTGTACCCAGCTGTTGGAAATGTAATCAGGCTAAAGGAAGTAGCAATTGGCTCTCGTGGATGAGAGCAACGTTTGGGATCACCCAAAGGGAACAACTAATCTTATCACACATTAACTAATCATGGAAACAACTCCGAAGAAGCGTAAGTCCATTAAGGATGATCTAGAAGAACTGCGTGCTATGCGTCGTCGATCACAAGAACGGCAAAATCGTAGCCCTGTCTCTGAAGGAGGCAATGAAACTGGTTCTAAAGCAATGAAGATGCAGGGTTCTGAAAAGAACTTTCAAGTTGGTGGCTACAAATCTAACACCAAGATTGACGAATCTAAACTGAAAGCACTTAAACCATCATCCGGTTCCAATACGGAATCGTATCGCCAAGAACAGGTAAAAGCTAAGCCGCCTGCTCCTCGTGAAGAAAAGAAGCCTACACGTCGTCCTGGTGCAGGGCGTGAGGATGCAATGAACCGTTATATGGATGAGCGTAAGCGTCGTAAGGAAGGTCAGTCTAGGGTTATCGGCTGATGGCACCAAAGAAGATGCCCAGAAGGGTTGGTATAAAAAAAATTCCTACATATGACACGGATCCTGAACAGCTGTTCGGTTTGTGGAAAAAAGCTGGGCGTATACCTGCACAGTACAAATCTTGGGATGATCTTAAAATAGATTTTATGACCAAGATTCAGGAAGGAATGACTGCTCCACAAGCTAGAGAAGCGGTCGGAGTTACTTATAAAAATATTATCGGTAACCCAATCCTTAATGTAGAAAAGAATAAGGACACTGGGCAAATAGAATTTGCTGAAGGTGGGATGCGTCGTGCTATCCGTGAAGACTTTAATATTGCTGAAGAGAACCAGATACGGCGTACTCATGGTGAAGCAGAAGTTCAACGATTTCGTGCTGAGTTGCAGAATGATTGGAACAATTTGTCTGAAGGTGAACGTGTTGCTATCCAAAAGCAGTATCACAAACAATTTCATAGAGGTCACGTAAAGGGAGCAAAGACTGGTGGCAGTATTGCTCGTGAAAATATGTGGCCAGAACATGGGCTGAGAAACTCTCTGCACGGCGCTCTACCACGTTGGCCTGTTCAAGTTATGGAGCAACTTGGTGTTCCCCAGGATTGGGTCAGTTCTTATTACGAGAAAGTTTTAGCATCAGAAGGTATGCCTGCTGCACCTCGTATCAGCGATGAATTAGCTATGGCTGCTGATGAACGAATGGTTCAACCAGTATCTGGTATGCCTTCTAATATTAAAGGGCAAACACGGTGGGCTTCTGATCTCCCTAAAGATGTACGCGGTAAAAAGTGGCAACCAGATCTTACTGGAGAGGCCGGTATTGATCCAAATACATTAGAAATGAGGGCATGGAAACAAAAGGACGCTATAGCTCAAGTTGGGGAAGAAGCAGTCGCTGCTCATCAGGCTAATCTATCCAGTACTATGAGTCGTGGTACTGCTACTGCTCAATCAGGACCAGTAAGTATAGTACAACCTAAAGGTCCTACTGTAACTACAAAAGGTATTCCTAAAGGGTTGATGCCTGACCGTAAAGCCCTCCGAGCTATGGCTGTAGCTGGTCTTGCTGCCCCTTCTGTCCTTGGCACCGCTGCTAGTGCTGCTGAAACTGCAGGTCGTGTACAACTTGCCCGTCAAACTGGTAACCCGGTTGATTGGATTCAAGCTGGTATTGCTGGAGCTTCATCTGCTGGTGATGTTGCTGGTTACACTGGTGTTGGGGCTATTCCAGGTGAAATTGTATCTACTGTTGGTGATCTAGCTAATGTAGCTATTGACACCGCTAGGATGCCACCACCTAGACCGGCTGCTGTACCTAAAGCACAAACACGCCCTCGTACTGCTACTGCAGCTCGTACTCAAGGTCAAACAATGCCTAAGACTAAACCTATTGATATTGAGAATGAACTTAGGTGGCTTGGTAAAGCAGGGCAACGTGCATTCCAAAGTATCTTTGGAGGTAGAGAAATCTAATGCCTAACGAAAAACAAAAAGAAAAGAACCTTATTGATAATATCCTAGATAACCTTAAGATTCGTCCTAAATATTGGGGAGGTACTAATCCTATTAGTAAGGTACAGGCTGGTCATGGTTTCTTTCCCACTAAGAATGCAGCACTTAATATGGGTAGTATGATGAACATCCCATATGATCCTGAGATGAGAATTAAACGAAAGGATCCTGCTGCTGAATTACGTAACATGACACGTAGTATTGGTCTTGTGGAACGCATCCATAACTCCTATGTGCCTGGTCGTGTGAAGCTTGCTGACTAATGCACTCTGAGAGGTGCCTACAAGGGCTTGTAGGGCCTCTTTCCCACCCATCCTTTACAATCTACCATAATGAACTCCAAAGCCCATACAGGGGCTTGTGGGGAGCTATTTGTCATGCACTATTTCCTTGAACAAGGGTATGAAGTATTTCATAATGTAGCACCCTCTGGCCCTATTGATATAGTTATTTTTAAGGACGGCAAATTTATACCTATTGATGTTAAGTCTACAACTACAGCATACACTCGTGTTGACGGATCTATAATGCTTAACATTAAAGTGTGTCGCAGAGAAGATGGTGTTTGGCAGATTGGCTATAACCATCAGACTAAAGAGATTCATTTCCCGGAAGGGTTTTGGGAGGACAGCTAATGGACACTTTAACAGCCCTTAAGGGTGATTTTAAGATCTTCCTTCAAGCATTGTGGGGACAGCTTGACCTACCTTCTCCTACCCGAGCACAATACGCCATTGCTGATTACCTACAGCATGGACCTAAACGACTACAGATTCAAGCCTTCCGAGGAGTCGGTAAAAGTTGGATTACTGGTGCCTTTGTGTTGTGGACCTTGTTCAACAACCCTGAAAAAAAGATCATGATCATCTCCGCTTCAAAAGAGCGTGCAGATAACATGTCCATCTTCCTTCAGAAGCTGATCATTGAAACCCCGTGGCTAAGTCATCTAAGACCGAAGTCGGATGATGCCCGGTGGTCTCGCATTAGCTTTGATGTCAACTGCTCCCCTCACCAAGCACCGTCAGTCAAGTCAGTTGGTATTACGGGTCAGCTAACGGGTTCTCGTGCAGACCTGATGATTCTTGATGACATCGAAGTTCCTGGTAACTCGATGACCGAGATGATGCGAGAGAAGCTCCTTCAATTGTGTACAGAGGCTGAGTCGATCTTAACGCCTAAGAAAGACTCACGTATTATGTACTTAGGTACTCCGCAGACTACCTTTACCATCTACCGTAAGTTAGCTGAACGTAACTATCGTCCATTTGTCTGGCCAGCCCGGTATCCACGTAAAGATAAGCTCAGTCAATACGAAAACCTACTGTCACCACAGATCGTAGAAGACATCGAGATGGGTGTAGAGGAGTGGGGTCCAACTGATCCTGATCGTTTTACCAGTGATGACCTATTGGAACGTGAAGCTGCTATGGGTCGTAGCAACTTCATGCTACAGTTTCAGTTAGACACAACCCTGAGTGATGCTGAGAAGTTCCCCCTTAAGTTTAGTGATCTTGTTATCACTTCCGTTAACCCAACTCAAGCACCTGATGCTGTGGTGTGGTGTAGTGATCCACGTAACGTTCTTCGTGACCTTCCTACCGTAGGTTTACCTGGTGATTACTTCTACTCCCCCATGCAGTTACAAGGAGAATGGGGAGCATACACGGAAACTATATGCTCAGTGGACCCTAGCGGTAGAGGTACCGATGAAACTGCAGCTACTTACATCTCACAACGCAATGGATTCCTTTATATTCACCAAGTAAGAGCATATAGAGATGGTTATAGCGATGCTACGCTATTAGACATCCTTAGAGGTTGTAAAAAGTACAACGTCACTAAGCTGCTTATTGAAACTAACTTTGGTGATGGTGTTATTGCAGAACTCTTTAAGAAACACCTCCAACAAACTAAACAAGCTATTGATGTAGAAGAAGTACGGGCTAATGTACGTAAAGAAGACCGTATTATTGATGCCCTTGAACCTATCATGAATCAACACCGTCTTATTGTTGATCGTGGGGTGGTGGAGTGGGACTACAATTCTAATAAAGACGCAGCACCAGAAGAAAGGCTCCTATACATGCTTTTCTATCAAATGTCTAGGATGTGTCGTGAAAAGGGTGCAGTTAAACATGACGACAGATTAGACTCCCTTGCACAAGGTGTTAAGTACTTCACAGATGCAATGGGTATCTCAGCCCATGAAGCTGTTAAGCAACGTAAACAGGAAGACTGGCAAGACCTCCTTGAAACCTTTGTAGATAATCCCCAAGCAGCTACTAATCACCTTGTTCTTGGCTTTAATTTAGACCAACGTAGACAAGCTAGAGGTAAAACAAGCAAGTCAGTCGTACCAACGTGGGTCAGCTAAAAATGTTCGGCAGTGAACACTTTTTGTAATCAATTGGTATGACTGGGATATCTCTGAGTCACCATGTAAAGGGGGGCGGGAAGGGTGGACCCAAACCCCAAAGGGGGAAGACTCGTCTTTATCAAGACAATCTTCCCCTCTTTACTAATGAACAGTGAGGAGGTTCCAAAGACACAACCTCCCCCTCTTGGTTCATTCATCTACTACATCTCCCCCTAACAGTACTGAATCTTGTGAGCACCTATTGTATGGGTAGCGAAGCACGAGCGAAGCGAGTCTTATCAATCCTACACTACCTATTCTACTGTATACACAGTTAGTAGTAAGGATAGCTTAATGAGAATGATTATCATTAACGTATGCCGGAGGCATTGCTTATTGAGAACTATTCTCAATAACGTTTAACGTTATGAGTAGAACCTATCGCAACCAACCACTACGTAATCAATTCCGCCATCCTAAGACACTTAATGAACTTAAACAAGTCTTAGTAGCTAACGATTACTACGATTCTCAATATACGCCACATATTAGGAAACGTACTATTCCTACAGCTTGGGATGA